AGTTCGTGTTTGTTCGGTAAATCCAGCCTCTAAGTCTGCCCTTGCTGAAGCATTTTCCTGTTCAATGAATACCGTAGGTAATTGTTTTCTAACTTGTGGCATCATAATGTTTATAACATTAAAGATATACGCATCAGACTGATCAAAATACGCATTCATTAAACCATAAAATGAAGTTAAATTTAAGTTATTATTATTTAACTTTTGTGTTGCATAAATTTTAATTAGTGGGGCAAAATCAATTACGTTCTTCTCGTTAAATTGTACGTTTAAGTCAACAAAGAAGTCTGTAATATATGAACCATTATTAGAGTAAGCCAACTTAGGTATTGTAGAATACCCAACATAGTACTCCAAAGCCTTCCATGTTTCAGGGCTCTGTTGTTGAGATTGAGCTAAGGTAAGTGAACCACCTTGAGTTGGTAATGTTCCATTTTCATAAGGACCATATATAATTGGGTCTTCAAGAAACTTATTTGAGAAGGTTAAGAATAATCTTCTATCAAACATAGATGGGTTTCCATACTTAAACACAACATTATAATTAACAAAGTTTGATAGTATCTGTTGGAATGTCTCATTTTGACTTGATATTACACTTTCCAGTATTGTTTCAGGTGATGTCCCTGTTGGGGTTTTAACCTTAAACAATTCTCTCATAAGGTATTGGAAATTTTTATTGGCCTTATCTGATATCAAATCTGTACTTGCGTTTGGATTTGCCATTTGATTTAAAAGTTGTAGACTTTGACTACCTTTATTTGCTGGTAATGTGTCAACATAATCATAAATTGACCTACTAAAGTTTAAGAATTCAGATTCAAACTTATCTAACGTTTCAATATCAAATGTGGTAAATAATTCCTGTATGTCCGTATATTTTGTTTGGTCCCCACTTATTAAAAAATTTTGTTGTAATTTTTCTGTGTTAAAAATTTCCTTCATATATGTTCCCGGATCATTCTTAACCACTTTACTATTATCAAACCAACCGTATTGGGGTGCATTCCAGAATAACCTAACAGATCCGTTGAACATTGAGTCGTTATTAACCAACTCTTCTTTCATTGTCCCATTCTTAAAGGCTTCAACTTTTGTTTGATTTATATTAGAACCAAATGAAGGTAAAGTATAGTAACCGGTACCATCTGTTGTTCTAACAATAACGGACCAAGGCGATACTCTCATACTTCTTTGACCATTATTTGGGTCAAAACCTGGTGTTTCAAATATAGTTGAGTTAGTAGTGTTGATTAGTTTTAATTTGCCTGACGTTATAAGTGGTTGTATTTGAGTTGACCCAATTCCCTGTAAGAAAGCATTTGCCACTACAAAGTTTGATGTTGTTGCGGTTTGACCTGTTGATATTGAGTACGTTCCCGTACCTCCATTTATACCCGATAACTGACTTAATATTGTCACATTACCATTTAACGACGCACCATTTAATACGGAATTTGCCGCCAATATATTACTATCAATTGCGGTTACTTTTAATGGTGGGTTTAATACAGTGAAACTTGAGGTTAGAGCTGATGTTGGTGTAATATAGTATAACCCATTTCCGTTTGTTGTACCCGATATCTGAACCCCCAATGTTAAAGTTCCGTTAGTTGATGGACCACCAATTATGGTTCCACTTGTTATTCCGGTACTCGTAAGATTTGTGATATTCGCATAACTTTTAATAACAAAATTAACGTTAGTTGCCGTTATTGCAACCGGCATTACATAAGTCCCTATTCCACCTACAACACCCGATGTTTGAGATAAGACACTTGTTGTTACACTTAAAGATGGTATTTGTATTGGTAAACTTGGTTTAATTAAATCATTACTTATTGAGGTTACGGTTAAAACATTACCATTAAGTGAACAAGTACCAGTAACATCAAATGTTGTACAATCACCACTAATTGGGGTTACCTCACATTTACCTGTAACTTGTGTTTGACCACTAAATAATTTTAACCCTTGTAAGAACACATTAAAGTCATCGGTTAATTGTGGGTAGAAACCTGTGTTAATATCAGTAAATGGTTGACTACCTGTTGTTGTATTTTCTAATACAATATCTCTTTGGGTTCCATCAATAAGTAAGTTAAAACTTTTTGTTGCGGCAGAATTAACTGGGTCCCAATTTTCCAAATAATTAAAGTTAGTCCAAACAGGGTCTAAAATATCTTTACCTGTTTTTTTATAAACTTTATAACGGTTCCAAATTGATCCGTATTTTAATATCCAAGCATATGGTAATTTATGAACCGCACCAAATTTCTTTAGTGTTGCAAGTATGTAATCTAAATCAGATACCGCACCATTTGCAGATGTTTTGTATTTTTCCCTAAGTGTACCAAGTGGTAAACTATTCAAAAACAAATACGCCGCAGTTCTATATGGTGATTGATCCGCTTGTTTGTATCTAAAGTTAAAGACTCCTTGTTGAATTGCGTTAATAAAATAAGGTGTGTTCAACATTGAGGTTGTTTGTGTTGGTGTAAACCAATTTTTATCGTAATTTGAGTATTCTAAATTACCTTCAGTTACAACTTGATCCTCATACTTTCTTGTATTGTAAAAATCCTTCAACGTATCTGTTGTTGGTGTTACAATTGTATTCTCAAAGTTAAAGTAAGTAAAAGGTCTCTTGTCGTTGTTTGTGTCTGTATCTAAAAAGTTTGTTAATGTTTTGTGTGTGTTATTATAAACCAATACCTTTTTAGTGTCAAAAGCTTCTTCCGCATTATTTAAATATTTACCATAAGCTAAATTTAACTTATCCCAAACTATATTAGTTAATGGGTATGTGTCGGTAAAATCATATTTGTTAGATGAAGATGAATTAGCAAAATATTGTTCTAAATTACTTAAGTTCTTAGTGTTTGATAATGAAACACTAGGTTGTGATTTTAACGATTGTATAATATCTGAGTTGTATAGTACATTAGGATTTTGTACCTCACTCTTAATATAAGGCGTTACAAATTCACCTCTAATGTATGATTGCCAACTATCACCTTGTCCCTCATTTGAAATGTGTCTTAGGAACGGCACATAATTAGTTCCGTCAATAAGATACTCTTTTAATTTTTTAGAAAGGAATGGATTATCCGTACCTAAACTTTTTAATACGTTTGTGGCCTCATCATCACCTTCAGCTTCATACACACTAAGGTCATAACCACTTATTCTATTCATTCTACTATATAATGAGTTAACAATAATTCTCTCATATATTTCGTAATAATATTTTGATTCTTCTTTGTTTTGGAAAACCTCGTTTGTAACCGGGAAATCAATAGCGTTTAACGATATTCTTGATGGTTGTAAATCAACCACATTAAACTCCGCCCCACCAACATCATTTGGATTTAAACGTTCTGTATACCCTTTTATAAATTGTTCAACAAACTCAACTTCAGGCCAAATCTCAGAATTGTAAGCCCTATAAGTGCTTGCAACATTTTGTGCACCAGGATAAATCAATTCAAATTTTTCTTGTTTGTCAGCACCTACGGTCTCTTGTATTACTTGAGGCCAAGGGTATATTGGTTCATTATTTTGTGTTGAGGTTTTAACATCCACACTTGGTGCGGTAGTTACATTACCAAATATTGCGGCTCTTCTATATTTATTTTCTCTTTGGTCCCAAGCTTTCTTATGAACCTCATCCAATAATCTAAGAAACGCCTCACCTTGACAATAGAAAATTGCAAGTATGTTTCTAATAGATGGTGTAAACCCAAGACCATTTTTTGTATCATTAAACTTTGACGCTAAACTTTCAGTAATCAATTGTTCACAATTACTTCTTATTGTTGACGCTTGTTTCGCCATACCTGTTGTGACATCCATAAATGAATTAGTACCATCAAAATAAAATAATTTTGTTGTTATCGCTAATTGTATTTCATTTATTAAGTTAGTTTTAAAATTCTCAAACTTAAGTGGGTCAATTGTTCCTTGTGGTGCATTTTGTTGAGATAAATAAGTTTTCTCAAAATTAACATCTGATTGTGAGGATATTTTTCTACTTAAAGTACCTATTGTTATATTATTTGGAATTTCAGAAGGAACAACTGTTCCACCTACTGTGTAGGTCCCTTTGACCCCAAAGATTTTATTTTCACTTAAGGTTAAGTTATATTTAGTAATAATACCCTCTAATTCGGCAACAGCCGCTAATCTTTTTTCAAGATTTAGTTCCTTTTTAAAGTTATAAACATTTTCACCACTTGATTTTAACACAATAGGATTTTTAACATCCATATATGTATTGTACCAAGATGAGGTATAGTTAAACACTTTTTGTTGGTAAGCCAAAAGATCGTTTGTGTAGTTTGTCATTTCAGTTAACACACCCAAATTTTCTTTGGCAAACTGATTTAAAATATTATCAATAAAATTCTGTAAACGATACTTTAATTGGTTAAGAGTTATTTCAGGAAAATTATCATCAATTAAACCTTTTGATTTATAATCGGAATATATTTCCTTCATTTTTTGATATCCACGACTAACAACTTTTGGTGCTTGTACGGTGACTGATCCAGTTGAATTACCTTGTTCTGCGGTTCTTGTCCCTTCTAACACAGTATTATTATACATGTGTGGTACTGCCATTAAAGCCCCAAAATTAACATAAGATAATAATGTATACTTATAACCATAAAACTTCAACTTAACTTGGAAGTTGTGTGTTGAAGGGTCAAAAGTTGATGTAAACGATTGTAACATTATTGGGAGTTTTACCGCCTTACCGTAATATCCTTTAATTGTTAATGTAAATTGTGGATATGGTAATTGGAAAAACGCAGCGTATGGTGAATTATTTCCACCTTCAAATAAAGCTCTACCTTTAACATCTTCTAAGTCAATATCAATAACCGGTAAGAAATCAAGACCGATACTTACTTTAATTGATTTCATGCCTAATAGTCCGTTATCAACAGCACCAGGTGTCCCGTTTGAGAGTAGGTTTTGAGTTATGTAATAGTCGTCCGATTTGTTTGGGTTCTTAACTGCGGTTTGGTTAGGTTGATTTACACCCTTACCTTGTAAGGTATCTTTACCTGTTAATTCATCGGCCCAATTATCATCTAAAAAAGTTCTGAAGCCAGGGTTTAAGAAATTGATCTTTCCTACCGAAATGGTTCTTTGCGAATCATTCATTGCGGTTCCAACCGCTAGTTTTGTTCGGGGTAAAACATTACATTCAAGGTTGGCGTAATAAACCAAGTCCTCTTGTTTAACTAATCTGTCTTTAACATTACCTTGTTCATCAACAAGTTTATTAGGGTCTATAAGTGTAATGTTGTCATAATCAAACTCTACTAATATGTTTTCACCGTTATCTGCCATAATAGAAGAAATGATTATTTATTGCGTTTTTATAATCTTGTAATGAAGCTACTAAAGGAAATGGAATTGTCAACACTGCGCCATCTGGAATGGAGAATTCATATCCACTAAACTGTGGATTTGCCATAAGTATTAACCAACCGAAGTATGGTGTTCCGTAGAATTGTTGTGATGTTTTATCCAATCTTGATTGTCCAACAATGTATATGTAGTTCTTATCCGAACTCTTAGAAGGTAGGGTCACATACGGAACAACTGTTTCTTGTCCGTTTATTAAAAAATCTGTATATCTATTCCAATATTGTAATGCCATCTTAATTAAAAGTTACTTTCCCATTAAATGTATCATTATTATTCAAGTTTTTACTTGAGTATAAATCTTTTATTCTTTTTGTTCTTTGGTCAACATCATCTGTTGGTGGTGTAATGTAATTACATGTTTTCACCGTTGTGTCAGGTAATTTATATTTAACCGCATTTTCATACGCTTTAGTGGTTGCGTTGTTTTTAAGTTCATCAATTCTTTTAACTAAAGAAGTATTAATACTTGTGTATTTAATTTTTAAGTCACCACATATTTTCTTTATTAAATCAATCAATCCAGGGTTTGCTTTAACTTCAGGACCACTAGTAAGCTCGTTTATAAAAGTTGTGTAATTATCTTCTTTTGTAAATAAAGGAGAGAATGAAATGTAAAATCTATTTTCTTCACAATTACTAAAAGAAGGTGTTGAATTTATACTAAACGTACATCCATTACCATCTTCAATTGTTGAGGTGTTTTTTTGGTATAAATCTAATTTAACTAAAGTGTTGACATCGTTATTAAATGCTTTAATTGTTTTTGCAACAGAATCCAAATAAACATTTTTAATACTTCCCGGTGTCGTTACAGGAGCAAAGAAAGTATCACCACTTAATTGATAAACAGTAGGTTCATTTGTGTCTTGTAATACACCGTCAGTTTGATATACAACCATATCCATTTGTCTAAATATATAATCCAAACCTTGTTGTATAATTGTGAAATTTTGGGTTCCGTTTTGAACAACGTCTAAAATTGCGGACTGACGATTAGTTGCATTTGTTGTCAACTTTTCTTTTAACTCTCTATTTTCTTTATTAGTTAAATTAGCGTTACTACTTTTTAAAAGTGATAATATTGGAGTGTCTCCACTATCAATATCTTTTTTAACTTTATCAATTAAGTCTTCAGTATATTGTTGGAAATTATTTGACTTACCGTATATTTCAATTTCAAGTGGGTCAACATATTCTGAAAGTACTCCTTTAGAATATACTCTGTTTTTAGATGCTAATTGTAATACTCCGTAATTGTAATCAGTTGTAAGTTTGTTTAACATATCGGTATATGTCGTAAAATATTCAACCAACTTATCTTGTAATGATGTAAGGAGTGGGCCATAATCCATAGTTGTTGGATCAACAATAACTCCAATAGTGTTTTGACCTTTTTTAGGTTGTACACTATTAATAACTGCGGCCTCAGCGGTATTAACTATTGGTAATGCCCCATTTATCTTTTCAACAACATATTGATCCAACTTACTTGTATCTTCAGTTGCTACCGCTCTTTCATCATATATTTCAGTATTTGCGTAGTAGTTGAATGAAAGTGCGTTTTGTAATTGTTGTACGGGTTCTTTAAGTCCCATACCTCCAATTATATTAAAGCCCATCTGTACATTACAAATCATTGGTTGTACACCAATACCTTCAGGGTTTAAATCTAAAGGTGAATTATCATAACTAAAACTCACACTTGTTGGTACAATCTTACAATGGTAAAAGTCACCAACCCTTAATACCAATATTGGCGGTGCCCCAAAAGATGTGTTTAACGCATCATTGTATTTTGGTCTTCCATCAGGCCCAATAACAGGTATTGTTTGACCTGGTCTCGTACATTGATTTAAGAATGTAAGTCTCGCGTTTAGACCTTCAGGTGTCATTGAGTGGAAAGCCGGATTAAAGAATCTAATTTTATCTTTAATCGTATCATAAACCATTGGGTTAGTTTCCTTAATAACCTCAAAGTAATCACACTCACTGAAAAGGTTTCTTAATATTTTCTTAGAAATACCTTCCTTAATTTTTTGTTCAACCGTTAACTTAGCCTCAGGTTTAACGCTTTGTGTTGTAGCGGTTAATACATTAACCGGTGATGGTGGTGTTATTGTTGATTTTGGTGGTGTACTTGTCTCCACAGGTACCGGATCATTTTTTGGTATGACAGCTTCAATATTCTTAATTGCAACCCTTCTACATCCCATCGCCGGAACACTATACCATTGGGCAGGATTATTAGATGAATTAGCATTTACAACTTGACCAGTTGCGTTTAACGCTTTAGTGGTTACACGACAATTAAGATCAGCATTTAAAACCGTTCCATTGTTTGTGGTATTAACACTAATATCGTTAACTGTGGATGCGGTTGTTAAAGGTGATTTTTGATTTTTTGGAATTACAATTTGCTCTCCGTTTGAGTCAAAGGTCATTTTAAATTTACCTTCTTCTTTATATTGTGATATTGTTTTTTTATCCGATAAAACTTGCGCTAAAAACCATTTCTCAACACTATTATTTCTTCTTTTAGATAATGCAACATTATATGTTTCAGTCTGTGGTGCAGATGCAGAACCAACTAAATCAATTGTAATAGATCCTTTAGATTTAATTAACACATCATCAATTTGTGTTAATAATTCTTTTTGTATAACATTAAAGTTACCTTCAACTACGTCGGTAAAGAAATTAGGTATACTACTTGCAGAATATATTGTTCCCGCGTTATCAACTTTTACAGGTGCTTTTTGTTGGTAAACACTTTTTTGACCTATATATGTATTATAATAAACATTAAATGGTTGTGCCGCAGTTGTGTTAGGATTTGTTCCTGGTATGTCATTATCAAAATAAAAACCTAAACCTTCAAATTTATTCCAATCCGGCGGAACAGGGTCTTCAGCCTTAACCGTACCGTTATTACCTACATTAGTAGTTCCATCTGTTCCTGAAGCATTTCCGGTCTGAGTACCTACCCCACCCTCAGCGTTTTGTGGTATTGATTCAAAAACTATTTGTTGTTCCTCTACTGTTAATCTTGGGTTATTTAATATTTGTTGGTAAGTATATAAATCTTTAGCGGGTATTGTGTTAAACTTAGCCGCCAAATCATACAAGTCATATTTTGTACATCCCGCAAAGAACGAGTCAACAATACTTTGTACTCTCTCTTTACCAGCACCTTTCATTTGTTTTTCAATGATTGTGTTCATTACAGAAGGATTATCCACAATGATAGTCCAACTTAATGATCCTGATCTTGTTGTATTTTTATACGTATAAATTGGTTCAGGTCTACCCAAGAAAGTTGTTGGGTTGAAGTCCGGTTTTGAGTCATCTGAGAATTTAAGGTTATAAGGTGGGAACCACATTATACGTCCACCGTTAGGTCCTTTCTCACAAACAGGCAATTCATCATAAGTGAATCCCGGTCTATCAGATGTTCTCCATGCCAAGTTCTCAATAGAGAACATATATTTTTTAACCTTACCATCAACAATATTTGTTGATCCAGGATTCTTTAATGGTGCAATGTTTAAGTTATATGTGTTATCTAAGATTGAGTAGTCCGCTCTCCTACCTTCTTTAGTAATACCCGCACTTTTTTGTAGGTCGGCATATGTAAAGTAAGGAGTATCCTTTTGGAAGATTCTACAGTACTCAATCCCCGCTTGTGTTCCATCCGCTTGATTTACATATGAAAGTACCTGAGAACCTTTAGTTATCTCTTTATATCCATCATTAAACACTTTAGATACTTGGTTAATCGCAGTACCAACGTGTTTTAGTCTTGCCTGACCTTGTACTTGATCGGCAGAATTTATTAAAGCTTGAGTATTGGCAAGTATTGACCCTGGTTTGAATGGTATATTTGTTGATTGGTATTGGGTGTAGTCTGCAGTAATTTCATTAAACTCACCATCTAAACTACCAACACCTCCACCAACAGTTGCGTGGAATCCTGCGTTGTCTTTATATTTTGGTGAGGTCCAAACTAATTGTCCTGCGGTACCACCACCATCACTATACGACCTACCTTTTAAACCAAACTTAATAGTTTCTTCATTTCCTTCATAAAGTGTTGCTAATTCTTGAGGACCATATACAATTGATTGTACTTGTTCACCAAAAGCGTTTACGGGAACTTGATTTGCTGGTCCGTCAATTTGTGAAGGTTCTGCGTCTTTACTACCGACATAATAACCACCACTTTGTGATGAATCTTGGTTAAATAACCTATCAACCGCAGCAGATGCCCCCGCTATTAAACCACCAATAACACCTCTATTATATGAAGGTCTATAAATATTATAATCTAATGCCGAAAATAATGCGGATCTTTGTCCGTTACCTGTATTCGCAACAAATATTTCTGAAGGATTTCTGTATTTGTTTAATATTGGTGCCAATAATCCACCTGTTAAAGCGTTTGGTACCCCTAAAGCCGCAATTGTTTGTGCCGCATTTATAGGTGTATTTTCAATAAAATAATTTCCAGGTATAAATGAAACAGGGAAATAAGTTCCTGTTAATCTGTTGGCTAACGATACTGCTGCCAATACAGGATTTTCGGGAACTGTAATTTTCCAATTTCTAATAAAGAATGGTTGTTGACCTGTTGCTAATAAACTCGCAGAAAAAGGATCTGATATTGTATCTAAATTTATTACACCTACCGTTGATTGTGCAATCTCTTGTGCGATTCTTTCATTAAACGCAAATTTTAATTGGGTTGCTCCAATTTTTGCCAAGTAAGTATCGGACGATAATAATCCGTTAGACCCAATTGGGTCATCCTGAAATACAATACTGTATGTTGAATATGACGAATAATTGTAATATCCCGGATCCCAATATGGTTGATAAATGTTTTGATTACCAATTATATCGGTAATAATAACCAAATCTTTATATCCACCTGAAGGTCCGAATTTGTTTGTAACATATGCGGATTCAATAAAGAATTCGTTAATAATATCTAATTGAGTGTCTTGTGGTGCGTAAGGACCTTGATTTGTTCCCTCTGGGTTGTTTGTTGATGCAACACTATTTAACCCAATTGGACTACCAAACCCACCTTCAGGTCCGTATTCGTTTAATGGATATAAGTCGTTTGCAAATAAATTTGTTGACACATAGTTGTCAGGTGAGTTAACCACACTACTAACTGTAAGGTTAGTTTCATAATCAACAGGTGTTGGTCTTGAGGCATATGCTCCGGCAACGCTATACGGTGCTAGATTCTTAACTAACAGTTGTTTTCTAAATACCGATGAATTACCAAATGATAATGAACTATCTGACATATGTTTATTTTATAAATACAATATTATACATTTTTTGCACCTGTAGTTGCGGTTGGTGCGGTACCTCCACCAAGTACATTAGACATTGCATTTGCCGATGTCGGGTCTTGTAATCCTTGTAATACAGCGTTTGTTATTTCTTCTTTATTCATATTTTTTGTATTTGCATCACCCTCAACTTTAACATTAGCATTTATTGTAAGTTCAGTTTTTGTGGTAGGTTTTTCCATATATGCCTTTGCTAAAATATCTTTCGTATCTTTTAATACCCCATTCGCAATTGACTCTAACATTGCAACACCTTTAGCTGAAAGGTCTGAAGCATTTGTGACTAATTTTTCTAAAGAAGCTGCTTGTCCAACAGCATCACCCTTAAATGTTGCAACCGCTAAATCCTCAACCGGTTGGGTTAAACCACCAACTGTTTTTCTCACTCCTTTAGTGGTAACCTCATCAGACGTTCTTTGAGCTACACTTTTTTCAACACCTTTAAGACCATAAAATAACTTACTTAATGCTGGAGTAGTTGCTTTACCGTATTCGGCCGCCTTTAATGTACCATCCATTAAACCTTTAATTTGTTTTAATTCATCAAGTTGATCAATCGCCAATTGTTCAACACTTTTACCGGATTCTTCTTGAGACATTTTTAAACTTTCAATATCTTTTCCTGTAAGTTGACCCACTTGTTTAAGTTCAACTTCACCTGTTTGTTCATTCTTAATATTGATCATAGCCTTACCATCTTTAAGTTGAGCCATTGACGCAATCATTTCTTTTGTTTCTTTATCTTTTGCTAATTCAGGGAATTCAATTTGAGACATTTTCTTATCAAAGTCTGCCGCATTAATAGACATTTTTGCAAGTTCAGCAGCTCCTGATGCACCCATCATACCCATTGCCTCGGCAACTTCTCGTAATCTACGTTTTGATCCTGGCATAATTTCCATTTTACCAGTTGCCTCATTAAACTTGGTAAACTCTTTTGAAATATTTACCATTTCTTTTTGTAATTGTTCAGGGTCGTTTTGTCCCAAGTCCATCGCCTTTAATGGATCCAACAACGCACTTGATGTAACACCCAATCTTTGTAACGCCGCAGACATATCAATTGCCTTTTCAGGGTCCATAAGTTTTTCGGATAAATCAAAGACAGTATCCATACTTATGCCTAACCTTGATGCTTGAGCCGCCATTGACGTTAAACCTTTAATACCACCTTCAAAATTGTATAGATTCATTTTGTTTAGGTTGCTAACAACCCCTTTTGAAACTGCATCTACGGATACTCCAACACTTTTAGCGTAATTAGCAACATCTTTCATTTCCTCACCAACATCATAAATTGAAACTCCAACTTCTCTAAAACTAGATGTTAATGTTCCAACATCTCTACCTGTAAGTTCTGCTGCGGCAGACATTTCAATAATTGCCTCATTTCCAATGCTAGCCGCAGTACCTAACTCTTTCGCTATCGCAATAAAGTTTTTAGAAGCAGTACCTTGTTCAAGACCCATTTTTGTTAATTCGGGGGTTGTTTCAGCAATAGAAAATCTAAATTCATCAAGTCTCTCTTTTGAAACTCCAAAACTATGTTGTATTTCAGTACCTAAAGTATCTAACTCACCAAACGCTTTTCCACTACCCTCACTTATAAAATCAAACGAACCCTTTAGTGAATTACCCGCATTATCGGCTATTTTTCCAAGATTGTTAAGTCTTAAGTCCCAACTTAAAGTATCATTTATTGCACTTTGAATCGCATCTTTGTTACTTTTATCAATTGTTCCTTTTAAACCATTAACTTGATCAGTTAAACTTTTGGTTTGTTTTTTGTATTCCTCAATTTGTTTTAGTAACTCATCTTCCTTACCCATAGTAATTCTTTATACAATAAATATTTTATTTTTGGTTTTGAGTTTCCTCCACAAATTTTCCAATCAAATATTTACGAACATAAGTAGGCATGGACATGAACTCAGAGTATTGGGTTCTGAATATTTTTGAGAAATAATAAAATTCGTCTAATATTGTTGCCTTATATTGATAAGAAAGGCCGAAAAAACTCAACCCCAAAACCAATCTCAACGACTGCTTTTTCTCCTGACGGGGTAATTACTTCTTTTGATAGATCTAGTCTTGGTTCATTATCATAAACAAATCGTCTGATGTATTTTGAATCTGCAATTGGCATCTGTTCAACAAAAGTTGCAATTTTTAATCTATCATCATCACCATCAATAGATACAATGTGTTTTAATAATTTGGTTGTAACGGTAGGAGCGGTTCTTTCAGAAGGATAAGATTTAATTATTTTTTCAACCTCAAGTCTATCCATCATATTTAAAAGTTTTAATTTAACTTTTCTTTTACTTACAGGAAGTGTCGTTTCAAATGTACCGTCGTCTAAAGGGTTTTCATTTGTTTTTTTGTAATTTAACTCATCCAATAGAATTGATGTTGTGAATATCTCATCTGTTTTTGGATCCGTAACTTTAATACTATATTCAGGACCAAATGATGTATTTCTTAAGAAAATTAAGATAGCTTCAATATCACCATCTAAAAGTTCTTCAGGTCTTAAATCTTTTTCAAATATCTTATTTCTTAATAATGGTAGAATAATACCTTCATTAATATTTTTTCTTGAATCAATGTCAGATAAAATATTTTCATCTGCCGCTGTTAAATAACCAACTTTTATTGATTTCTTTTTAGATTTGTAAAATACACCTTGAGAAGGTAATGATACAACATCGTGAGGTAAATTAAATTCTGCTTGTCCAGCAGCGTATGCGTCTTGTTCCATGAGTTACTATTTTATAATTAAAAATAAAAAAAGACCGTGACTAGTAAAGCCTACGGTCTTATAAATAATTTAATGTTATTTTTTTTAGTATACCAATATACATCTATCCATTTGGATACCACAAGTAATACCTGCAATAGCATCCGAACTATAAGATAAAGAACCCCCATCATAACCTGTAAGGAAAGCCCCTTCAATAATCCATTTCTCAACAACAACTCCTGTTGGGTCTAGCATCTCAAGGTCAACATTTTTCTTGTAACCCGCAGCATAACCCATACGACCTGTTACTGACTCAGCACATAAACGAATCCATTCCATAACAGCTTGTGAAGCCGAAGGACCAATTGGGTCACGAAACTTAACTGAAAGTGGTTCCCATTTAAATCTACCCGCAACAAACGTTGAAGTATTTAAGAATTGTATTTCGGTTGCGCCGATGGTTAATTTAGGTCGAGCGAATGTCTCAACATACCACTCGTTAATACCAAGTGATGAAGGAAATCTTAAGATCCATCGGTTCTCCCTTTTTGGTTCGTAAGGTATCGGCATTTTCATTAACAAATCAGCCATACTATTTTTTTGTTTTAATTTTTGTTTATTTTTTTCTTATAAATATGTGAAAGAAAATTTTTTTCTATTTACTTCCACTTTTTTTCCAAATATATTCTTACTAGAACTAGTTTTAATTAATATTTAATATTCTTCTTTACCTTGTTTTGATGTAGCATATATCTTTAAATCATCTTTATCTGGAAAATGCTTTCTCATTGTTTTTACATTTCTTAGGTCATCATCTGAAAAACCAATATATGGTGTAAAATAATTACTAATTTTGTTCTTCATAAATGCCTTCTCTTGTAATTGTTGTGAAAGGTGTCTAACATACATCATAAATTCTTGCATAGCCTTAACTTTTAATTCTTCGGGATTCGCGGCAGAACCTTCACCAAAAGTTACAGGATGATATTTACCCATATCCAAATAAGCCCTTATTAATTCATCATCAGATAAATCTTCTTCATCCGCTAATTCTCTATATTTTCTAAGATTTTTAACCAGTTCTTTTGAAGACAATCCGTGTTTGTTTTGTTTAATCAAATTATAAACCGCTTGTTTGAGGATTGAAGGCGTGTGTCCCCTTGCTGTGATGATTGAGAAAATAGACCCGTTATTAACCGCCTCAACAAAGTCACTCCATGCAGGTCCCGTTTCAGCCGTCATTGCGTCTTTTAAGAACGCTTTATCACCGGGGATTTTAAAGTCTCTGAATGCTTCGTCATCAAAACCTACTATAGTATGTCCTTCATATGTGAAAGGTTCTTTACCGATTTCAGTTCTATGTTCGGCAAAATCTTCGGTAGACATACCAACAGTTTTTCCTTTATCGTCTTTCAAATAAATCTTGGTTGGCATGTACATTAAATTGTCATCCCAGTCAAAAGCATAATACTTCATCGTAGGTTTCATCTGATCGTGAATAATCTCACTCAGTATTTCTCGTACTACTTTTTTATAATTCATAATAATAAATATCTAGTAAAATAAAAAAGGGGAACTTTCGCTCCCCTTTATGTTTGAATAATAAACCAACTTATATATTCTCAAACGATGCTCCCGTAGGAGTGATGTAGAATGTGATGTCAATGAACTCAAGTGACCTTGTTGGTTTGATGTAAATCTTACCAGTCATTTGATTTCTATCCAAATCTTCAGGGTCATTAGAAACTGTTACTCTAAAGTCATAAAGACCTCTGTCTCTTCTGATCGCATCTAAGATTGGATTCACCGCATTTAAGAAGTCTTGTCTAACCTGTGCGTCGTTCTGTTCAAACAACAACCTTACAGATACAGCAGATATCAATTTACGAGCTTGTAATAACAATCTTCTTACGTTAATTCTGTCAAGAGCAGATTCTCTAACTTGTAGAGTTTTGTTACCCCAAATTACAGTACCAATATCAGAGAAGGTTGCAATTGGGTTAATTCTACCGTTGTAAAGAATGTCTCTATCTTCTTGTGTCAACTTCTTACGTGCTTTAATACAGTTAACAATACCACGAGTGTAACCTGCCGCCGCGAACCAAGGGAATGCGATGTTATCAGTTAACGCCAAGTTTCTTGTTACTTGTGCCGTTGGTGGAATATAAACTTGAGTATTGTTTACACTATCTCTTGTCAATACCCAAGGGTAGTAAGTACAAGTGTAGTTAGAGTCAATACCTGTGTTGTATAAGTTATCTACCGCTTCAGTTGGGTAAATAAGACCATCATTTCCTGTAGTTGTTGGTAAGAACATATCGTAGTCAGGGGTTGTTGTGATATACAAAGAGTCAGCTCTGTTGAATGTAATCATATTAACCGCATCTTCAACCAAGTTACTGTTATTCACATAATCAATACCTGGTGTTACGAATACATTGATGTTTGTTGCCTCAGGGTTAGCGAATGTTTGTTGTCCTAACAAGTATGCGTAGTAGTCGGTGTTAGCGAATGCCATTGTTCCGTCACCAATTGCGATTTGTTTAAACGCTCCCCAACCTGTTGCGGAAGGATAAAGTGTTGATGGACATGCTCCTCTTAAGAATCCTCTTCTACCAAGTGAGAACTCATCTGTGTTTGTTCTACTTTCTCTATAGATATCCCATCCGTCAAATCCTCCTTGTACTAATAAGGTAAACTTACGAGCGAAAAGTCTAAAGTATGGGTTAGCTGGTAATTCAGGGTCTGTTGTAAATGGTGCATTTCCACAGATAAATCTTGGGTCACCACTTGTTGAGAACTCAGGTCCTATTGTGATACCACTTGCGTTAATATCCATGTGGAAACCTGCTGATCTGTAGTTAAATGGAACACTATCAATATCACAAGAGTTGATTGGATTTCTCTTACCTACATATTCGTAGTAAGCTGGATCCCATCCGTAACTATTAGATATACCTAAGTATGTTCTTCTAACATTGTCACCATTACTTAAAATAGCATCGTTGTTTCCTGATGATAAACCAAATGGTGGATCATAAACTACCTCACCTGCGTAATCGTATTTCGCTTTGATAATTGGGAATGCTGAGTTAGCACCTGCGTAATTTCTAAAGTTAAATCCGTTGAACCCACAAGGCATTGCATCTATCGGTGCGTCTTCGTTGATTTCAACCATAATGTATTTAGACATTAATGTGTACTCACCATCTAATGTACCAATCTTAACACCGATAAAGTTGTTTTGTCCCGGATCCATTGTACAGTTTGTATATTTCTCAAGAACTACTGGGTTAGCATCTGTGTCAAAGTAATCTCTTACTAATACGTCAAATGTACCGTTGTTAAATGTTTGGTTGATGATTGATAATTTAACCAATGTGTTTGCTCCATCACCATCAGATATTGTGTAGAATCTAAATAGGTCAAATACTTTATTACCTCTTAATTCAGATACAACCCAAGGCGAGTTAGGAGTTTGATATCTATCTAAGTACCATCCGATTGAATTGATGTCACCACTTTGTGCTGAATCTAAAGCAATAAGTTCAGAACTTAAACCTCTAATGTACCCTTTATTCCAAGAATAGTTTAACCAAGATTGGAATGTTTCTTCGTTGAATAATGGAACACTAATTCTTGGTTTTTGGAAGTTAGTTACTCCAAATACTTTTTGAATGTACTCTGAATCATTTTGACTCAATGAAGTTTCAAATGTGAAGTTTGTACCATACTTGTCAGTTACATTAACCGCAAACTGTAAGAATGGATTTTTAGTTACACCTGAGTACTGACCTGTCATATTTAAAGACACATTTGTAAGACCTGTTACTGAGTAAGCTGGATCTTCAGCTCCCGCTGCGTAAGTTGAAATACCTCTTGATCTTAATGTTGAAACAACAACATTGTCATAGTTCGTATAAGATGTTCCTGTGTAGTAGTAAATCTTACCAACAATACTTCCTTGATAACAATCTATATTCACCGGTGTTGGTGTAGGTGTTGGGGAGGTAAATGGTGAAGGTGTAATACAAGGGTTAACAAATGAAGGTGTCGGTGTCGGAGACAATGATGCCTGTGGTGTAGGTGTTGGGTTAGGGTAGTAAGCCGTAAGACCTGACACATACGTAAAGAATGAGAATCCTGAATAAGCCGTTCCGCCAGTGTGAGCGAATTGAGAATAATACCAAGAATCATTCAATGGAGATGTTAATGATGTATCGTCAAATGAAACTGAAGGAACTTGGTAAACGTTTGTTCCAGCTGTCCATCCCGCACCTTCTAATGTGTTATAATCGTCAGTTGCGATTGATCCAAAATATGAAATCAATTCATCTTCAGCCATATATGGTTGTGAATCTGTGATTACATTAAAGATTAAATCTTTGATTTGAGCATCTATTGATGAAACCCCACCATTAAACTCTTCATATTGAGTATAAAGTTGAGATTCAATAGTGTCAGGGAATGTTGTTGTATATCCGATTGTTGATGTACTATTTGTACAACCTGTAAAGTCAACAACGAATGTTAATTCATTTGGAGTAACACAAGTTGTCACACAAGTACTGTAATCTGTAACAGAACTTAAACACCATACGTCAATTGTTGATGGATCAACATTTGCAATTGTTGTGATTGACCAAGATGGTCCCGCATCATATCCTGATAAACCTAGGATTCTTGTTACGAATAATTGATTTGATTGTTGTAGATACGCTTGTGCTATGTAAGCCGCTTCGTATTTCGGAATTTGTGTATTCACAAACTTTTCTGGGGATACTCCACCAAATACAGTTTGGAATTCAGTAAAATTCGTAATGAAAATAGGTTCAAATGCCGGACCTATTAATGTCTCTCCGACTATCCCTAAGGTAGTAACACCTACACTTTGTGCTACGAAACTTAAGTCAACTTCGGATGTGTACACTCCAGGAGAAACAAAAACCTTACTATTTGTGCTAGTTGCCATACTGAAAATTTCTTTTATTTAATTTATTTTTCTATAAATACTTTCCAAAACACAAAAAACTTTACATTAAGAAAAGTATTTATATGTTGGTATGATTTTATTCTGCCTTTTTTCTACCCTATGGATGACGATATTAAAAAGATAAAAAACTTAAAGATTGACATTGAGGTTCACTCGGTGTTAAAGAAGTATTGCGACAAACGTGGTATTAAAATGTATAAGTTTTTAGAGAACCTTATTATGGAAAAATGTAAGGAGAAAAAAGATATATACGGAGAGAGTTAAATTAGTGTTTGATTAAAAGAAATGTTACAAGGTTTTGTATTATCAATCGGTGTAATCTCAACTCTAAAAACATCCCCCGTATTTATTTGACTTACCGCAACATCCGTTCCATAGAAATCATCATTGATAAAGACCTGATAAGATGATACGTTATTATTCTCATACTCATTAACATTACAAGTATACTCAAAGAAATACTCCTGACTTGTAATACCAACCTCATAAGATAAAGTAAGTCTTGGTGGAATAGTAGGAACTTCTTTTCTTTTTGGTCTTTTAACAGGATTTTGATCCACCTCAAAAATCTGAAACGTTCTTGATAATGCTGGATATACCTCAAACTCATCTTCATCAATAAGGAAACCCATCATTGTGAAATCGTATTTTTGAATGTAGTATTTTCTTTTCTCCAAATCTAAAACTGATTCATCTGAGATATTGTCATTTATAATTGGAATGTAATGTCCTTTAATGTTTTGATATGCTTGTCTTGATGCAAATGTTTCCATTACCTTTTTATTAAAGGCATTTATCTCTCTCATTCTATTACAAACAATTGCCACCGTATATTTGATATCAACAGGGACAGGTTGTGGTATTTTGTATATGTCGGCTCCGTGTCTGTTACCATCCCATGTTGGAACTTCCATGTAGTAATACATTCTTCTATTAGGAATGTTATACATCACAGCAGGATTATTTCCGTATTTTACTTCAGGTATTCTAATTGTCGTAACAAAAGGGGGTTCAACATTCTTGTCAATGTTTTGGAAATCCCAAGTCTCAACAAATTGTTCCCAGTTTTGAGTTGTGATTAAGATATCAACCACAGGAACTACTTTACCCTCTGTTGTAATACCCAAAGTATCACGAACAAAATCCAAAAACCCACGATCCAAGTCGGCATGTAATAATGACTTAGGAAGGTAGGTTCCATCCTTAGAAATCATTTCAGCCAATTGTTCTCTTCTTTGGTGAAGTATTTTTGGATACTGAAGTGGTATCGCTGGTTTTACGGTATGGTTCTTAGGTAATGCCATTATAATCCTCTAAATTCATTTGGTCCGACAGGTGCGGCGATTATTGTTTTGTAAAAAGGTTTAAAGCCTTTATAAGTATGTTTTAAGTCAGAAGTTACACGACCATCATTAACTACCGTATAATATCTTACAAAGTTTTCAGTATCGTAGTATCCAATGTAATCACCGAAGTCAATGTCAATATTAAGGTCATCTAATGTTTTTAAGTAAACCGACATTGTAATGTTTCCTGGTTCTAACTGATCAATACGAGTTGACCCCACCATTTTGTTTTCAGGTGATGCAATTCCAACATAAGCATTAAACTCAACAGGTGGTAAGAAGTTTATACCATCCGTTAATGTCTCACCATAAACATCATCAATAGGTGTCTTGTTTCTATCAACTTTATATAGGACGCAGGTAAAGTTCATATCACCAATAAGCCACTCCTGACCCATGCCAATTTCTAGATCAAAATCCTCACTTCCAAAGAATTTACCTAACCTACTAATAGGAACATTACTCTTCATATTGTTATTTTCTTGATAAATATCTTTTTTATTGTTATTTTTAATAAAAAGACAATTTGGAAAATAGTCAATCACTTATAGAACATAAGGCACTTGATCTGTTGGACTCATATAGTGGGGGTAATAACCACATCCTATATTTACAAAACAAGAAATTAAGTTCAAAAAAGTTTTATCCAACAAGAACTCAAGCCGAGTATATTGTAAATTATTATAATACACCACCAAAGGTTGCTCGTAAGTGGGTTGACCTTGATACGTACTTTGCTAAAAAGTTTGCTGAAGAACGTTATCTTTTAGAAACACCTGAAAAAATCTACATTGAGAAGTTATTGGTAGAAAAAGAAAAGTCTTACCACATTTGGGGTAAGTTCTTTGAGAAAGATCCATTAACAGAGTTTTGGGTTCCAAAATCATCTTTAATTAAAACTCACACGGTTGAAAGAGTTGCTGTTGATTATACCAAATACGGTCACCGACCACCTCTTGAGCACCAAAAAGAAGCTATTGAAAAATTAGTTGGATCTAAAAGGTTCATTCTTGCTGATGATATGGGATTAGGTAAAACAACCTCAACAATTATTGCGGCACTTGAGACAGGTGCCAAAAAAATCTTAATCGTTTGTCCCGCATCATTAAAGATTAACTGGCAACGAGAAATTGAAAATTATTCAGATAGACCTGTTTTTATTGCAGAAGGTAAAAAATTTTCAACTGAGTCTGATTTTGTTATCGTTAATTATGATATCCTAAAAAACTTCCACGATCCAAAAGAAAAAGATAGTTCATTATTAAACCAATCAAATTTTGATTTGGTAATCTTGGATGAGGCACATATGATATCAAATGCTCAGGCTCAAAGAACAAGAATCATTAACCACTTTGTTAAACAAATTAAAAGAGTTTGGTTGTTAACGGGAACACCAATGACTTCTCGTCCAATGAATTATTACAATTTGTTAAATATAATTGAAAGTCCTGTTGCTCAAAATTGGATGGCTTACGCTATTCGTTATTGTCAAGGATATCAATTCACCGCAGGTAAAAGAAAAGTTTGGAACGTATCGGGAGCCTCTAACTTAGAGGAACTAAGAGATAGAACCGCAAAACAAATTCTTCGTAGATTAAAAGAAAACGTATTGGATCTACCTGACAAAATTATTAGTCCCGTTTATTTAAGACTCCAATCAAAAGATTACGAAAGTCTTATGGGTGAATATTATGATTGGTACGATAAAAATACGGATGAGTCATCATCACTTACGGTTCAGTTCTCAAAACTAATGAAAGTTAGAAAAGTTATTGCAAATGAAAAAGTTAAACAAACAATTGAGTTTGCTGAGAACATTTTGGAACAAGGTAAGAAAGTAATCATCTTTACCAACTTTACTGACACACTTCAAAGTATCTACCAACACTTCGGTAAAAAGGCTGTTTATCTTGACGGTAGTTGTTCAAACTCACAACGTCAACAAGCTGTTGACCTATTTCAGAACGATGAAAAGATTCAGGTGTTTGTTGGAAACTTAAAGGCTGCTGGTGTTGGATTAACTCTTACTTCCGCTGAGGTTGTTATAATGAATGACTTATCTTTTGTTCCTGCAGAACACGCACAAGCCGAGGATAGAGCGTATCGTTACGGACAAAAATCTAATGTACTTGTGTATTACCCATTGTTTGATAATACAATTGAAGGTGCGATCTATGACATTCTTAACAAGAAGAAACAAATCATTAATACCGTTATGGGTGATGGCGTTATTGAAAACCCTGGTGATGTTGCTGAGGAAATCCTTAAACTAATAAACAAAAGAAGGTAATCCTTTTTAGTGTTGGGGATATTTATCTATAATGAAAGTCTCAATCAACCATGTAAAATGTGATATGTCTAAGGAAGACAAAAGTCTTGCTAAGAAATTTATTGCGTTTTTACAGACACAATATCCATTAAAGAAAGATTTAAAGATTACTTTTTTAGGTGATAGAAAAGGAAAAATGTCTACAGGTAGTAGAACAACTGACTCCGAATTAAAAATATTAACTAAGGGTAGACTTAATCGCGATATCTTAAGAACATTAGCTCACGAGTGGGTTCACGAACATCAACTAACAATCTTAAATAGAGAACACGGACCGGACATCGGTGGTAAGAATGAAGACGAAGCAAATGCATTCGCTGGTCAACTTATTAAAATGTTTGAGAAAAAATTCCCAAATAAAGAAGAAATGATGTATGAAAGTAAGGGAATTGAAAGGAGATTGGTAATCATTAACGAACAACTTTTAATTACAGAAAAAGAAACAATTAAGGAAAACTTAATCGTTGAAATGAAAAAGATTGGTATTGAAAAATTACCTTATTCGTATTCATCATTAAAGAAATTCATAGACTCCAAAACAATGGATGTTCATTACAACAAACACTATAAAGGGTATGTTAAAAAATTAAACGACGCTTTGAGGAACAAAGATGGTGATATGGAGTTGGAAGAAATTGTTAAATCAATCAGTAAGTTTGACGATAAGGTTAGAAATAATGCTGGTGGTGCTTTTAATCACGCATTATTTTGGAAAATGTTATCTCCAAAGAAACAATTACCAAAAGGTGAAATCCTGAAAAAAATAATATCTGATTTTGGCAATGTTAAAAAACTAAAGGATGAGTTTAATGAAGCGGCAAAAGATCGTTTTGGATCAGGTTGGGCTTGGTTGTATCTTGCGAAAGATGGTAAGTTAAAAATTATGTCCACACCAAATCAAGATAACCCTTTAATGAATATCGTTAAAGGTGGTGGGTATCCACTTCTTGGTCTTGATGTTTGGGAACATGCTTATTATTTAAAATACCAAAACAAAAGAGATGAATACATTAAAAAGTTTTGGGACGTTGTAAATTGGGAGTTTGTTAATGAACTTTATGAATTAAAAACAAAAAAGAAAAACTTAAAAGAAAATGTTGATGTTAAAAAAATATTGTCCGAAGCAAAAAACACATCGTTTCCTTTAACACCAAAACAAATAAGAACATTAATTGCCTCACAATATGAAGGTTGTTTTAATCAACAATACAAATATGGTTGTATTGGTAAAATAGAAACAAGAAAATGTAATACCGATGAAGGTGTTTTAGGTGGTGAATACTCTGAGAAAAAACATGGGGGTAAAAGTCAATGGTCAGTTGTTAATCGTTTTGATACCAATAGTAAAGTTAAAGATGAAATCCAAAAAATATGGATGGAAGAGACTGAAGGGTTGGATGACTTTAAAACTTGGATTATAAATCACGCTTATGACTTATTTGGTAACGATGGAATGTATCTTGATAGATTGGCGGGACCTAATCTTGGGACAATTAAAGTTGGTCAACTCAATGAAGATTACGCTAAACAAATAATTAGAGAATCGTATAATTTAAATCCTGATGAAGAAGGAGTTAGTTATGAACTTTATGAACATTGTTCTGGCGATATCAACGATAGAAAAAAAGGTCAAGATTTAGTTTTAAAATTTAAAAATGGAGACACATTGTATTTCCAAGTAAAACCTGTTGAGTATCAAAAAATAGTTCTATACGATGGTGATGACAGAGGTTATTATTTTGTTGTACCATCTTGGGCGACACAAAGTAAGTATAAGAGTGAAAATGTTGATGTATTAGTTTATGTTGATAGACCTAACCAAAAATACATAATGTTTAGAAACGATCACAATAGAATATTAACAATAAGTAATAAGGCTAAATTCCCCCCTCATTTATTATATTTCTATGAGTTACCACTTAAAAGTAATTTTAAAGTTCCTGTTTCAAAAGAACCAACAAAAGTTCCAACTAAAAATTCTTTAAACAGAGATTCGGATAAAGAGATAAATTATTATAAAGAAAGAATTAAGTTTTTTCAAGATAAAATAACACAACTTGGTGGATCTCCAGAACTTAATGAAATGGTTAAATATTATAAAAAAGAGTTAGATAAAATTATTATTTAATCTTTAGATATTTATAGAGAAAAACTCTATGGCAATTATTGACGAACCGGAAAGAAGTAAACTTTACCAAAAGATTAGACACTTATTGGGAGCACCTTTAAGATCAGTTGAACTTGAGGATGAGATGATGGATACTCTATTAGAATTTTCCATTGACGATTATTCACAATACGTACAGGATTGGTTGATTGAGGCTCAGTGGACATCATTAGATAATCTTAACTTAGACACACAATCACTTTCAAGAGCATTCCTAACCAAAAGTTTAAACTTTGAGGACAGGTACACATACGCATACTCAAAGATTGTTGGTCTACAAGCCGGTGGTGATTGGGTCATTAAAAAAGATTATGTTCAGTTGGCTCCTAACCAACAGATATATGAAATACCGGCAGGTCGTGAAATCAATGAAGTATTATGGTTTACACCCGCAACTCTTAACAATTTAATGTTTGACCCCTGGTCTTTCGGATCTTTAGGTGCGGGAACAGGTCTTGGTGGTGGAGGTGGTCTTGCTCAGATGGGTAACATGGCGGGAAGTTATTTCTTAACACCGGCTTTTGATATGTTATTAAGAATGCAAGAAATCAATATCCAAAAAAGAATATTACAAGGTGATTTAACTTATTATATTACCGCATTACCTGAAGGTAAAAAAGCGTTACACCTTTTGAATACTCCTGGTGGTAAGTTTGACTTTGGTAATGGTGAGTTAATGCAAGGTAGAGTTTGGTATTGGTATTATGACTTAGGTCAAGGAGATAGGGATCAATGTTTGGCGGACAACCCCGATATCATTAGATTACCATCTGACGTACCATTTGATAAAATTAGTTGGTACAAATTAAATAATCCGGCTCAGGTTTGGGTTCGTAGATGGTTTACCGCTTATTGTAAAGAAACATTGGCAAGAGTTCGTGGTAAGTTTAGTGGAAACTTAAAAACACCTGATGGTGGTGACTTAACTATGGATTACACTATACTTGCAACTGAAGCCAAAGATGAAAAGTCAAAGTTAATTGATGAACTTATTGGACCTGAAGGTAGATTAACAAGATTAAAACCTGAAAAAGTTATGGAGAGAGAAGCGTTACTTGCCGAAAACCTTAACAAACAAATGAAGTTTAGGGCAATGCCAAGACAAATATATGTAATTTAATATTATGCCAGTAGTAAGAGAAAAACCAATTAGAAAAACCGTATTCAGAGGTGACAGATCATTAGTGTTAGACACTTTTGATACCGTTATTATTAGTGATGAATTTTATTCTACTCGTGGTGAAACCCTAATAATTGTTAGAGATGTTGACACTTGTAAGATAAAATTAGATTCCACAACAACAGACAAGATTAAAATTAAAACTTTAACTAATTGTATTATTATACCCGATTTAAATCGTATTGACGAAGATTGGGATGAGATTGCGGTAGTTAGAGGTGCTTGTGTTGAATTACAACACGTTCATGGTATTTGGTATATTCTTTCGTCTGATGGTGTAAAGATGGGATAACACATTAAATGTGTTGCTCCCACCCTTCTTCAGCCAATTCGTACATATAGTTAGGGTCAATACCAACCGACTCCCAAAATTCCACTTCACCTTGTTCCATCTTGATTAGGTTTTCGTAAACGTCATCTTGGTCTTCAGGGCTGAATGGTTTACCGTTAATCAATTTACATTGATCTGTCGTATAGAAACTTCTATCTTCAGGATTCTTAATCAATAAAGTATCTCTAACCTCATCATCAAACACAATCAATAAAGGTTCTACTCGTTTGTTAAACGTTGCGATTGCTCTCTGAATATTGTATTCACCCAACATCTCAGGATTATTCTCTAAGTCTGAAGGTTCAATACGATAACAATTTAATTCTACGTGTGAACCAAGTATTGGCATCTTACCGTGAGTTGCAAAGTATGCGTCCTTATCTTTCTTAGACATTTTCTCATTAACCTTTTGAACGTCTCCGTGTGTTGCCTTTGTTCCGTTATTCACATATAGAATCATATCACCAAGATTAACCTGTATCTTATCTCTGATTGCAAGTTCCATATGAGCCATTCGTGAGTTAAGATTACCTGCCTTAGTTGTTAGTTTACTACGTTTAATGTAATCCTCAATACTTAATTTAACTTTAGATTTAGATGCAATCTCAGCTAATGGCACTCTTTGGTCAAATATCTTTTGGATGTATTCGTAGTACCACTCAATGAATTCTTTACCCTCACCTTTAAGTAGTTGTTTTACTCCCTTATCCAAGAACTTCTCAATATACTTTGGCATCTTTTTAGATTTGATACTATTACCGGTCAATTTGATTTTACCATTTTGTTCCATAGTTGCGTAGTTCTTACGAGCCAAGTTAATACATGAATCCCAAGTACCATCACAATCAAGTCCCATCTCACCTTTCATAAAGATGTCGTTAAACTCTGCAACATCCGCATCATATCCACGATACTCTTTACCTTCTTTAACCAACCAATTTTTTCCTTTACCAATATAAACTCTATCATCAACACCACCCTCAGGTAAAGAGAAGTTCATACCGTCGGTATCGCACACTAAAGGACTGTATCCTCTCTTCTCAAAGAACTTTAACATCTGTCGGAGGTATTGTCTACCAGTACAGGTAATCTGTTCACCCATGTCAATATCACCCCACGGAAATACATGTGGTGCGGACAATGAACCAAAGAATGCGTTGATAAAGATTTTGATCGGTAATTGTTTACGGTCAAAAGATGTTGATTTCTTTTTATCAATCGTCTTATATTCTGCGGCCAAGTTCTTATACATGATACGAGAATTACGGAAGTAAGTTAATAAACCTTTCATTGCTCCCGTAATATCACACTCAGGGAATACATCGTGAACCAACTGAATAGATGGGTATAGTGAAGAGTAGTCAAGTTTAAGTACGTCCTTAGAATAACCCACCTTTAATAATCGTGATAGACCACCTACGAAGTTTCTTTTCTCTTCTTTCTTTGGAACCGCTAACCCATTCTTATATGACCAAGCCAACATTACCATTTTCCATAATGTTGCGGTACCCATTGTTGATGCTCTCTCATAAGTTGTTGGAACCAAAGATGCTAATAGAAACGTTGCTTGGTTGAACTCGTCATCCACAATCAACGTTTCGTCAAGGTCATCGTCAAGATAACGCTCAACTATGTCGTCCCCATTTGTTTTTATGTATACACTTGGGTGTCTTTCACATACCTCATCAATTTTTGGGTCAATACCAACTTTCTTGTACTTACCATTTTCTATTTTTAACCA